TCGCCCCGTCTTTCCGGGGGGTCAGCCGGTCCCTCGCGGGATTGTCCAGCCCTACCGGGTCGCGGGCATACGGCGTTGTTCCGTCAGGAGCGCCAACTCCTTCATGAGCGCCGCGTGCCGTGCTGCGTTGGGGCCAAAGTCGTTGAAGAACGCCGGGTCGGCTCGGATCTCCCCGATGCGCTTCTCGATCTCCTGCGGCGACTTCATCCCGGTCGCCACGGCATCCGCCTCGTAGTATTTGCCCTCCAGGCCGAGTTGCCCGATCTTCGCCAGAAACTTGCGGAAGGCGGGGTTCGTCTTCACCGTCTCGTCCGTGAAGAGGTCGCGCAAGTCGTCATCGCCCCACTGTTGCAGGGCCTTGTCCCCGAGCGCCATCTGCCGCTTGAAGTCCGCGCCCCACGTCTTCTCCAGTTCCGCCAAGTTTTCCTGCCGCATGACGCCGGCCTGCGTCTGCCGGGTCGCCGCCTCGGCCATCTGATGCTCGGCGTAGGCGTGCGCGAGCCGTTCCGCCTGCGCGTTCGAGAGGCCCGCCGCGTGGAAGACGGGCAAGAACTTTTGCAAGAGACTGTCGTCGCGTGTGACGCCCTCGGGGGCGGCGGGGAGGGTGATCTTGTAGTCCTCGCTCTTGTCCGGGCGCCCGAGCGCCTTGTGGAAGGCGTTGCGCTCGTCGTCCGTGGCCTGCTCGCCGGGAATCTTCACCCGCCCGGAAAACGACTTCTCCAGTTCCAGATAGGACTCGGCCAGCTTCTCGGCATCGCCCCCGAATTTCGTCAGCGACGGGTTGACCGCCCACGTGGTCGTGCCGGGAGTCGCGGCTGGAGTTGTCCCCTCCGCGGGGGCTCCAGTTGTCGCCTCAGCCATGACGAACCTCCTGTTGAATCAGGGTTTCCATGATCTGCTGCCGGATGCGCGGACTGGCGAGTCCGATCATCCGCAGCGCCAGCGCCGCCTCGCCGCAGCGATAGGCCGTGGCGTGCGGATCGTTCGGGACGTGCTGCTCCCGAAAGACAAACTCGTGCCCGAGATGGAGCAGTACCAGTCTTCCCTCTGGAGTATTGAACGCCCGAAACGCCTGCACGGTCTGCAACCGGGTCCCGAGCAACGGCACAAACGGGCGGATGGTGCGCGGCCATTCGCGCCACACCAGGACGCCCAGCGCCGCCAGCGCGATCAGGGTCGCGGTGATTGCCCACGCCATCATGCCGGGGTCCCCGCCGGCGCCTGCATCGCCTTGACCATCGGCGCAACTGCCCCGATGCCTTGGGCGATCTGGGTGCCTGCCTCGATCTGTCGCTGTTGTTCGATGGCCTGCGCCGCCTGCTGCCGCATCTGGTCCCGCACGCGGGGGTCGCGCCGCGCCCGCGTCGGGACCCCGGAGGCGTCGAGGATGATGTCCGCAATCCCGTCCGGGTCCAGGTTGTCGAAGGCCGCGGCGAACCGGGGATGCACCTGCGCCAGTTGGCCGAGGCTCCCGATGGCCCGGTTGACGGCGTTCAGTTCTGACAGCCGTTGCGCCCGCGCCAGCGGTCCCTCGTACCGGATCTGGAGCGCCCCCCCGCGCATCACGTAGTCCTGCATCTTGGGCGGGGGCGGCAGGAGCGCCCGCCGCCGATAGAGCATCAGGAACGTCCGCTGGATGAGGGGTTGCAGGAGTTCCGAGTGCATCCGGGACATGGTGGGGCCGAGGAACCGCTGCATGATCGCCACGCGCTGTTCGACCTCCGTTGCCGTCATCCGGTCGTTTTCCACGAGTTGCAGTTGATCGTGGAAAAACTGCTCCCGGATGGCCCGTGCGACCGTTTCCGCCTTCATCTGCGTGGCGGTCCAGTCGGCCTTCGCCTGCTTCTCCAAGAGCGGCTTCACGTCGTCCAGGTTATCCATGACGTTGACGTAGCCGGGGGTGATGGAGAGCATCCCGACGATGCCGTGCGACCGGCGCTTGAGGGGCGGGCGAATGTCCAGCGCCCACGCGGTGAGTTCCAGTTCCTTCGCCAAGTTCAGGGACTTCACGTCCGGCAAGGCAAAGATGCCAGGCCCGCGCCCCCACGCCTCGCCGCCCACCGTCCACCAGCGCGAGCAGATGTGGGGGTTCTCCTGATGCCCAGACTCCGAGAGAATCGTCCGCGTGCTGGTCTCGACGTAGACGGTGGCGAACGGCATCCCCTTGGAGAACCCCTCGACCTTGCCGTACTCCCGCGGCCCGACGAAGTGGACGACCTCGAAGGGTTGGAACGGATCGACGGCGAGTGCCCGCGTCACGGCGGCGGGGACGGTCTCGGGGAAGGTCTCGGCAATTCCCCGCGCGGACCACGCCATGCGCGGGCGGCAGACGGTGTCAATCATCCCGTCCGCATTCTCGGCGATCACGTACTCTCCGAGCGGGACCGTCTTGAACCGGAATCCGGAGAACTGCCGCGCCGCCTCGTCTTTCTCCACCACATGGATATCGCCGGTCCCGTATACGATGTTATCCAGGTAGAGTTCGCCGAGCTCTGCGTACAGGTTGCTTTGTTGGTAATGCCAGTGGAGGCGTCGGGTGGCATCGTCCAACCACAACCCGCAGTCGTGGTCGTTGTTGATCTCGTCGTGCTGCGCGCGGAGGTAGCACCAGTAGGAGTCCGGAGCGGTGACACTGCCGTGGATGCTCGCCGCCAGGAGGTTCGAGGCGGTGATGGCCGTCCCGTCGTACAGCTTGTCCGTCATGCGCTGCCCCGGCGTGGTCTGCCCCGTGAGAAAGGTCAGGTTCCGCCGCCCGGGCTGCATGTAGTCAGTAATCTGCTGCCACTGATCCTGGTAATACGCGGCGTCCGCGGTCAGGCGCTCGGCAACCCGGAGGATGTAGTCGGCTCGGCTTTCAGCCATCTCAGCCCCCCAGCACTTCTTTTGGGGTCATGGCAGGCGTGGCCGTGCCCCTTCGATCCGCCAGCGCGCTGGCGATGATGGTCCGGCTTTTGCCGCGCCGCAGGCGCAGCGCTTCCGCCGCCTGCAACGCTTCCAGCTTGGATCCCGTATCCACAGGTTTCGGCGTCGGGGCGGGAGACGGAGCCGACAGAAAGCCCATACTTCACCCCTTCCGGTGCGTGCCGGTGATGCTGCCCTTGTTCTGCGCGGCGTAGAAGACCGCCTTCCCCTTCTTCTTCCCGTAGTGGGCGATCATGGCGTCCCGAATCTTCTCGCCTTTTTTCGTGAGCGGCATGGCGTCACCCTACCGCATACTGAAGAGATTGAAGTCCGTCTGTGCCTGCTCCAGCGGACGGGGCCGCGCATGGTGAAACAGGTTGAATTCCATGTGCGCGTGCGTGAACTTCGGCTGCTCCTGCCCCTGCATCATGCGCCCCGACCGATACGTGGTGGCCAACGTCCGGTACGCCGCTGCCCCGTGGGACGCCCAATCGTGGACCGGCTCTTTCGTGTAGACTTCCTTCTTGGCGTCCCACTGGTATTTCCACGACCGCGCCGCCGTGATCCAGTCCTTGCACTTCACCGCATCCACCCGCAGGCGCCGGAAGAGTTGCCGGCTGGCGTGGATGGAATCGTCCACGCTCAGCTTCTCTGCGACGTGGCAGGGCGCGCGCAAGAGTTTCTGCGCCTGCGCGATGCGGGTCTCCGTCGCCGTCCATTCCTTGACGGCCATGTCGTGGGGGAATAGATGCTCCCCGTAGCGGTACACCCGGCGCTCGGTGAGCAGGTGGCAGAAGTAGGCCAGGTCCTTCCCCGCCTCTTCCACGTAGTCGATCAGATGCACCGCCTGCCCGATCTCCTGCCAGAACAGAATCGCCGTGGTGTCCCGCCCGATGTCCCAGGCCGTGCCCACCGGCAGGGACACTTCGTAGGGCACAAACTCAATGCGCTTGTCGGCCTCCAGTTGGCCGATCAGGTCCCCGAAGATCGCACCCCGGATGCTGCCCTTGAATGAGGTGAAGTATTGCGACTGAATGTCCTCTTCCGGCGTGCCGCTCGCCCGCATCTCCGCGATGGAGTCCCGGAGGGGATACTGCGGGTCCGGCTGCAACAGGATAACGGGCGACCCATCTTCCCCCCGCGCGTCCCGCTTGGTGGTCTCGACGGTCAGGTGGGACGTGAACCACTTGGGGTCCGGCTCCGCGGTCTTGAGCAGATCGTAGGCATGGTTCTCGCCCTCGGGCGTAAACACGAAGGCCACCCACCCCCCGTTCGCCGCGAGCATGGGCTGGACAATCTTGGTCCAGACGGCCGGGTCCATCAGTTGATACTCGGAGAAGATGACCCCCATCGGGTTCTGCCCCGCCAGCCGGTTCGGATCGTCCGCGCCGGTGACGACCCACCGGGACCGCGCGTGGGGGTCGTGGCCGGGAAAGGGGCCGAACTCAATCACCATCTCCGCGTCGTTCACCGCCAGCCCGTCCGTCCCGTTCGGGTTCGGGAGCATGAGCCGCTTCGGCCACCGGTCGCGGAACGGAATCCCCTCGTCGTCCGCCCCGTCCCAGATGATGGACCGCCCCCGCACCTTGTCCGGCAGGACATGCAGATAGGTCCCCGGACGGCGCAGCATCCCCTTCTGGGTGAGGGCGATGGAGGTCAGATCCTTGCCGTGCCGGCGCGGCCACACGAGCACGAAGCGCCGGATGCCGTTCTGAAAGGCGACGAAGACCTGCTCCTGGTAGGAGCGGGGGTGAAAGAGACTCCCCGGCTTCGGCCCTTGCGGGAGGTAAATCTTCGTGGGGCCGAGGTCCACGGGGGTCTTGGTTTTCGTGGTGCGTGCCATGGCGTCTCAAAAAAAAGCCCGCACTTTCCGGGATAATTGGGCGCGCATTTCTTGCATCTGCCCGTTGCGCGCCGCGTGAATAATCCCCTCGGTCCTGGTCATGATCGCCTCAGCGTTCAAGCCGGCCACCTGACACCAGAATGTCAGCGTGTGCCGAAAGCCTGGACTGCGCCCACACAAGAACATCGCGGGCTCCGAGCGCCACCAGGCGTTCTTCCAGGTCTCCAGGAGGTCGCGATACTCCCCACTCCGCATACTACGCACTCGGCGCGGCGGCACCATTTTGGCCGCGAGGTCGCGACAGGCCAATATCAAGAGCGACTGCGCGAGGTACTTATACGCCTGGCGCATGGCCTACCCGCTGCCGTGGTGTCATCACATCCCTCTGCGCAGCCGCGAGCGCCTTCGCCTCCAGCGTGTCTATACGGCGCCGCACCCACATCGCGACAATCACGGGGTCGATCTGCCCCCATCGGTGCCGCTGCGACATGGCATTGTGGTATGCGCGCAGGGCGACCAAGTGGGGACGCCGAATCTTCGCATGTGAGCCGACATTCTTCAAGAACTCGATCTCGCTCCGCGTGTTCCATTCGTTCGCCATTACGACCCCTCTCTGTCCTTGATGGACGTGACGAGGTTGACGTTGGAGACCCCCCCACCTTGCAGGTTGATCTCCACCTTGCCGAAAAAATCCTTGGGTGCGAGCCGCTTCGTCGCGGCGATGAGTTGTTGCACCCACTCGTTCTGGAGGCTGCGGGAAATACTCTGAGGGGGTGTACCTGAGTGGGGGGAGATGCCACGCGCGCTGTCGTGCGCGTTTTGGGGGTCCCCCCCGGTCGTGTTTTCGTGAATCTCCCGACCGTCCATCGTCCTCGCCTCACCCTACCATTTCACAAGCACAAGCTCAGGCTTGTAGGTTACATAATACCCCTTACGTGAACCTGACCTACTCACTCCCGTACTGTGGAATCGCAGGGTTATGAGCGTCGCTTGTGATTGCATCATTATCAGTGGACTCGGCTACCACATCTAGTATGTCCTGGTCGCGTCCTGACCCGTAGTGGACTTCCACAAGCGTGAGGTGGAGCCCACCAGGACCATGCTCAGTGGATGTCGGGATCGTGCCGGCTCGCTCGTGCAATTTGATGGCGATCTCGCAGGCACGCAGTTGTGCATCGTTGTCGTATGCCGTTATTGCGTCCTCCCCGCTCCCATAGATCCTAGTGGCATCGAGCTTTTTGGCAACCTTGCCCACCACCCGTTCCAAGTCGAGGTTGGACCGTGTGAGTACATCCCTGAGCAAGCCACGTCCAACCATCTGGGCATCGGGCATCGCGGAGAGCGCAACCGGACGTCCGTGTTCGTGGTGTCCAGCCGCCTGTGCAAGCGCCTTGGCTGCAAGCGCCTTGGCTCTCCGGCTTGCCCGCTTGTATTCCCGCTGATATTCGCGGGCTCGTTCACCGGTCAGGGGCATGTGCAGCATCCTTCTGTTGGGTCGCTACGCTCCGAGGTACTCAGACTCCGGCCATGGACGACTTGTGAGTCCGATCAGACCAGGTGGCGAGCCCATATCGCGGACGAAGGGATCCGGTGAGGCTCGGACTACGAGCGAGGGCCGGCTCCCGCGAGCCACATATCTGTGGTCGTCGCGCGTCTGATCGTCCTGCGCCATGCCCGCACGTCCGCACCAATAAAGATGGGGCTCCCTGTCGTCACAGAGAGCCCCTTGGCGTAGGACGCACACAGACTGGGCATGTGTTACCCTGTACTCCAGGTGTTTCCCCTTGTCAAGTCTTTTTGTCACTGACAGACACGATTTGTCAGGATGCCACGCTGTCAGGCCACGTAAATGTGTATCCGTATTGCACTTCCGGTCTTTTCTCGCCTTCCCTGCCACCGTGTCACTGACACAACCGTCAATGTCCGTACAATACGGCCTTTGTCATGCCCATATAAATCACACACTTAGGACCATATTGTCCGGTTGGCATGTGGCCTGCGCGATGCAGTGGGGGAGGGCAGTAGTCACACCAACACACAAAGGAGGGATAATGAAAACACGGCGCGAAGAAGCGGATGAGCTCACCCCGCGGTGGGGTGAGCGTGGAGCGGAATTCCTCGCCGGCCTGCACGGGCTGGCGAGGCACCATGACCGCGTCGCCCGGACAATCCGGGCGGCCCTGGCGCACTGTTGGGCCGAGGATGAGTCGGCACCAAAAGAAGTAGCGGATATCCCCATCCGCTACCGCATAGATGTGGCTGGGGAGATCCTCGCCGACATGCACGGGATCGGCGGGGTGGGGGGGAGCGGGACGCCCATCGCGGCCTCCCAGCGTCCCGCGCCGTGGGCCGCCGGGCTCGGCTCCGGCCGCTGGCAGGCCGGGGACGGCGCCGCATGGAAAGCGGCCTCGCGGGAGGCCGTAGATCTGCTGTTGCGTCCGTTCACGGGCGTGGCCCTCGCGCCCAGGGACGGACGAGTAGTCCTGCTCGCCCGGCTGACGAGTCCGGTCGAGCAGGTGTGCGTTATGCTGCCCGAGTGGGGCAGCGCCGCCATCGCGAGGGCCGTGGTCCTAGCGCGGTACGATCAGGGCGGGAATTGCCCCGCCCAACCACTGGCGCTGCCAGTGGACATCGATTCCCAGGCCGATGATCGGGCCTGGGGAGAGTGCTGCTGATTGAGCCCCGTCGGGCCACCGTGGTGGTGGCTTGACGGGGCTTTTTACGTTCAGGAAGGAGAAAACCGATGATACTCTACAAACTGACCGACGAGCACGACCGAACGTTCCGCGAGACACAATGGGGCGAGGGCGTCACCCACACCGCGCCGGGTACGGGCGACCTCTGCACGTCTGGCTGGATTCACGCCTATCACGACCCCATATTGGCGCTCTTCCTGAACCCGGGTCACGCGCGGTTCTCGAATCCGCACGTGTGGGAAGCCCATGGGGTTGTCGGGATGACCGACCACGGCCTCAAGGTCGGGTGTACGTCTCTGACGACAGTGCGCCGGATCCACATTCCCACCACTGAGCGGCGCGTCCGCTTCGCGGTCCGTATGCCCACGATCACCACTGAGCGGCGCGTCCGCTTCGCGGTCCGGTGCGCCTTGGCGGTGTGCTCCTCCGATGCGGGGTTCCGCGCCTGGGCTGTCTCGTGGCTCTCGGGAGCCAATCGACGTCAATCGGCGGCGGCTGCTGCGGAGGCGGCGGCGCGGGCGGCGGGGGAGGCGGCGTGGGCGGCGGCGGCTGCTGCGGCGGCGGCGGCGCAGGCGGCGGCTGCGGAGGAGACGTGGGCGGCGGCGGCGGAGGCGGCGGCGGCGTGGGCGGCGGCTGCTGCGGAGGCGGCGGCGCGGGCGGCGGGGGAGCAATCGCTGCCGCTCATAGAGTTTGCGCACTGGGCCGTGAGTGACGACCAGCTACCAGAATGAGTGTTGTAATTGAGCCCCGTTGGCCACCTCTGTGGACACGTGGGCATTGAATCCATAACCCTTGCCAACAGTGCCGCGTATATCGCGTCCTGGAAGAATAAGCTCCGAGAAGACAGGCGAATTATTATCACGGCGGCATCACGGGCGCAGAGGGCTTCCGACTATATCTTGGGAAGATGGAATCGCTATGCAGAACGCTGAATTTTGCGAATGCCCCGATCCCCCCCGTTACGGCCCCGGCACGCTCACAGAATATGTCGGCGTGCCTACGGTCTACCGATTGTGTGGGGAGTGTGGGAAACCGGTGGCGATAACCAGAGTACCGGAACGACTCTATCGCGAACATACGAAGGAGAGAACATGGACACCATGATCCTCTCGTGGCTTTCGCGCTTCGGACCACTCAACCTGATCCTGCTGTGGGCACTTCTGATCGTCCTCGCCGCGGCCGTGATTGCCACGGCCTGGCGGGCGGTGGCAAACTGGATTCGGTGGATGTGAGGGACTCCGGGAAGCGAACGCGAAACTATGAGAGAAGCGCCAGTAGAAGAACTATACCGGGAAGGTCCCGCCGTTCGGCCGCGGAGATTGCCCTACGTTTGCCGAACGGCGTGCGCCTATGGTCTGGTGACTATACCGTGGGCATGCCAGCCGTCCGGGAGCACCGTGTCATACCCGAGTGGGGTCGTCCCGACCACCCGGAGGTCCGCATGTTTCCACCGCCGCGGGATCATGTCCCGTCGCAGCGGCACTTGGAGTTCGGGCCATCCGGGCCCGGACAGCGATGCAACGACTATACCGCTCAACTCCGACAATTCCCGCCGCGTCAACTGCCGGCTGAGTCTCGCCGTGTCCCGCCACTCCCCCGGCTGGGCGTCCAATTCAGGCAGGACATAGGCGTTACATTGGGCGCACCATCCTCTCACCGTGACTAGGTGCGCGCGATCACAATACCGGAGCGGCGTCACGTTGATGGGATACGTCCGGCATTCGGCGCACCAGCCGGACGGCTCGACTGCCGCGTGGCACAAGCAGCATTTTACCGTTCCCATTCTGCCACCCTCTGCGTTGGCGGGACGCGACCCTGCGTCCGCGCGGCCCGGTAGTTCTCAGGAGTCTTCCACACCGTTTTCGGATCGGCCACTATGGGCGCAGGAACGCTCTGGATCAGCACATCCTCCCACCGCCGGCCGTTGAGCCACGTTGCGGGGTGTGGGATGAACTGTACCTCGGTCCAGGTTTTGGCTTGGGTCGTGAGTGCCGATAGGATGGTCTCCACTAACCCGTTTTGGGGCTGGATCTTCGCCCACGCTTGCATCGCTGCTTGCCGTCCGACCTTCCGCGGGTACGCGGCCCAGAACGCGGCGAAGCCGTCAGGATTCGCCAAGAGTATTTTATGTTTTGAAGATGAAGAAGAAGATGAAGATGAAGAATGAACCGTTACTGAAGCGTTACCGATCTTGTTACGAAACCGTTGCACTCTGTAACGTGTTGATTCTCTAGCTTTTTCTTCTCGCATCATTCTGCGATTTATAATTGTTACTGCGTTGTTGCATTCCGTTACATCTGCAAAATGATAGCGAATGTTATCGTCTATGAACCCTTGCAAATCCTCCGGGCGACATCGCACCAGCATACAGAGATCGTCTCTCGTGCCGGTCACCTGACCACGACTCGGGGACCACCACATGTAGCAGAGAAGCTGAATCCAGACCCCCTTACTCGTAGTACTGGCCATCTGGAGTTGCGAATCGCTGATCCAGTCGGCCGGGTAAAACTGGAACGCTGGATTTTTGCCCATGCCGCCCTCGATTCGAAAACGAAACGCCCACAAGGTGCGACCGACGTAGGCTGCGAACCGACGCGGGCCACCCTGTGGGCGCTCGTCCCTTACGGGCTCATATTCTGTTTACCCATCGCCGGCTCGCAGCCACGCTCATCATACGCCAACCATGTCCGCTGTCAAGGATGATTCCCCAGCGCCCGCTCCATCGCCGCCAACTCGGCCCCTAACTCTTCGACATCGGGGCGAGTCCGTCTCGTACCGCCACCGCCTCGCTCATGGCGCTACTCCTTTTTTCGCACGGTTAACCCCGGCTCGCTGGTCTCTTCATGCGCGACCCCGTCGAACTCCCTGGGGATGGCGTTGAAGATCGCGTCAAACTCGGCCTTGATGATGGTCTCTTTGACCTTGATGGCCTTCTCGCCGTGATAGAGTCGCAACCGTGCGATGGCCTCTGACTCGTTGTCAATGACGATCCGTGTGCGGCCCTTGGCGATACTGGCGGTGAACCACGGGCACTTGATCTGCGTGACGCCGTTGCGGAGCATCCAGTCCCGGACCATTGCCCGCCACGCTTCCCGCTTGTCCTGAAGCTTGGTGAGCGACTGCGCCCACGCCGCCATGTCCGCGTCCATCCGTGCCTTCGTCGCTTCGATCTCGGTGTCCAGGCGCAGACTGGCCCGGAGTAGATGCGCCGCCGTCTGCTCCTGGCGGATGAGAGTCGGGTCAATCACGGCCGGAAGGAGATCCGGCGAGGGGTCAGGGTGCGCCAACGTGTCAGCCACCATGCGGTCCACTTCTTGCTGCAAGACTTCCTGCTCGGTCATACCGTCTCCCTCCTTGCGCCATTCTTCCGCGCATCCTCCGCCGCCCATGATTAGGCCTGCTGCTGTTGCAAATGCTTCAATAGGGCCTGCACGTTAAGTAGAGACAGGTCCCGCGGTGCCACCCCGTACAGCTTCTTGATGATCCCACTGAGCGTCGGCTTGCTGATGTGCTTCGCCTCGCACAACTCCTTGATCCGGACCCACGTCTGCTCAATTTCACTCGGCTCCGGCGTCGGTGGCACCCGCGACGCCGGCTCGGGTTGCTTCGCCTGGTCCAGCTTCTCACGATACGCCTGCTCCTGAGCAAACCACCACTCCCAGACGGACTTAACAGCCAAGAATGTCGGGAATAGGTCAGCCACGGCGGGACAGGTCGCCGTCTCGAATCCTGGATCTTGCTCGTTCTTTGGGAGCCGCACGATCATCCCCTGCTCGGCCTGTACGTGCCCCATTTCCGCGAGTGCGGCCTGATACGCCACGTTCTGGAGGTGCGCTTCGGCGTAGATCGCTTTCCCGGTCTTGAAGTCCAGCAGCGTGACGCGACCACCCACCTCGGCCAACAGGTCCATCGTCCCGGCGTACCCGTGGGTGAGGCTGAAGACCGTCTGTTCAATGAGCATTGGCTTCAAATGCACCGACTTGGCCCAATCTTCCCAGGCCATGAACGCCCACAGGGCCTTTTCCTCGACCTTCGGCTCGGGTCCCACCTTCTGTTGCAGGTGTCGCCGGATGTTCCACTCCACCAGGGCATGGACTTGCGTTCCAATCTCGCCGGCCTTGGCGAGCAGCTTCTGGTTGGCCCGCAACTTCCCGATCCGCCCATCAAGGGTGGCGATGTAGGTCGGCCTGGACATGGCCGGGGTCCCGTGAATGTCCGCGTAGAGGTCGGCCGCGGCCTCCATGACCATGTTCCGCTCTTCCTTCGCGGCCCATTGGATGAGCGCTGGCTTCCCGATGCACTGGAGAATGTGCGTGACGCTGGGCAGCATCCGCCCGTCGATGTCATAGAACCGTCCCGACGCGCCGTTGATTTGCTTGGGCTTAGAAGGGGAGGGCATCGTCGTCTCCCGGAGAGGTCGGTGTGCCGGTCCCCTGCTCCCGCGCGCGGTCCTTCATGCGCACGTAGTCTTGCGGGGAGAGCTTAGCCATTCCCTTGGCGGACGGCACCACGGCTTGCATGTTGCCGTAGATGCGGCCCTCGTCAGAGATGTTGTGGACGATCTGGATTTGACAGGGGGCCGCAATCAACTTCTCCAAGTCAAACCCATCCAATTCTTCCTTCGTGAACTTCCGGCCGCGCCATGCCTCCAACGTCGGGCGCAACCGCGACTTCTCCGACAAGCTGAGCCCAAAGTCCGCCCGGACCTCGTGCCGCTT